CATAAATGATGTCAATTTCTTTAAGTTATCCCATGAGGAACAAGCCTTACTTTTTAAGTTTTGGTGCTTGGCTTCTGAAAACAATGGCAATTTACCTAATACTTTTGATATTTCTTTCAGGCTTCACTATCCTATTGAATTCATTGAGAAAATGACAAAGAACTTATTTAGTAAGGGTTGGTTAGCAGAATGTTATCAGACTGCTACCATAGAGAAGAGTAGAGTAGAAGAGAGTAGATTAGAAAAGAGAAGAGAAGATAGAGTAGAGGAGAGTAGAGTAGAGGATAGGATAGGTTTAGTATGAATATCCATGAAATAATAGGCTACTTTGAAAAAGCATATAAGTCTGGTGATAATGAATATCAATGCTTATGTCCTGCTCATAATGACAAGAATGCTTCACTTGGGGTGAAGCAACTATCAGATGGTCGTATCCTTATAAATTGTTTTGCTGGATGTGGCATAACTGATATACTCGGCAATGTTGGTTTAAGCCTAGATGATATAGTTCCTAAACGTCTTGGTGACTTTAAACCTGTCAGAAAAGCATTTAACCCTTACTCTGTTCTAAAGACTGTAAGCCATGAAACATTATTAGTGGCATTAGCTTCTATAGAATTAAGTAAAGGCAAAACCTTACCACTAGAGGACCATAAAAGACTTATGTTAGCAGCAGAAAGATTAAGACAGGCATATTCATTATGTCATTAGCGGATAAGGTGCAACAGTTAGTTATTAATGAAGCATCAGTTCAAAATTATTTTGAGAGTCGTAACAATGACGAACATCTTAATATTAAGAACCCTAGTGAATACATACCGCAGGTCGTAGCATATTTTAATAATGAAGTAGAAAGTGGAAAGACTTTACCTTGGTCTAGCACTTATGATAAGTTTATGCTTCGTGGTGGGGAAACAAGTTTAATCACCGGATGGAGTGGCGCAGGCAAGTCATTACTGTTGAACTACATTGTTTTACATTTACTTAAAACAAGTAAGTGCATGGTGGCTAGTTACGAAATGCAACCCAAGTCTACACTTGCTAGGTTTATAAGGCAGTCTTTAGGCAGTAATCATCCGTCTGACGAATACATAAATAAATTTTGTAATAGTGCAGATGGTAAGTTATATATTTACGAGCAAGAAAACACGACCACTAGCAAAACGATATTGAGTTCTATTTATTATGCAGTTGAACAACTTGGTGTAGAGTTTATAGTGATAGATAGTTTAATGAAGGTAGGCGATATAGCGGAAGATGCTTATAACGATCAAAAGCTATTTATGGATAAAATATGTGTAGCTGCAAGAGATACAGGATGCCATATATTTGTAGTAGCTCATGCTAGAAAAGGTGATGAGCATGAAGGCAAAGCACCCACTAAACATCAAGTATCAGGTTCTACTCATTTGACTAACCTAGTGGATAATGTAGTATCGGTTTATCGTAATAAACATAAGACAGACCTTATGGAAGCTGGCAAACATAGTGAAGATGAAATAAGAAAAATGCCTGATTGTATTTTGTATGTATGTAAGCAAAGACATTATGAATGGGAAGGTAAAATACCATTATGGTATGAGCCTAAAGGTATGAGATATTATGAGAAGCCAATATGAAATTTGAAGATACAACCTGGTTTAAGTTATTTGGTAATTGTGAATACAAAGTTACTTTTAATGATGGTAAAATAATTAAGTCTAAAGGATGGCATGATGATAAAATGGTCACTAACACAAGCAAACTTACCCAACCTAATAGAGAAGTTAAAAAGCCTTGATTGGACAAAGCATTGGCGTGTAACAGTTACAGATGCCAAACTTAACAGGAGTCTTGAGCAAAATTTACGCCTCTGGGAATTATATACAAGCGTAGGTAATCATTTAGGCGTTGAGAAAGATAAGATACACGAACTCATGGGATATAAGTTTCTACGCTTTCAAACAGAAATAGCAGGCAACCCTGTAGAGCTTATAAAGTCTACAACTAAACTTACCACTAGCGACATGGCGGCTTACCAACAAGAAATAGAAATATGGGCGCAAGGTTATGGATGGGGATGGGATGAGTAATTACAGAAGCCCTAAACTACTTAAACTAGCTAAAGATGCGCCATGTATGAATTGCGGTATTATGGATGACACTATAGTGGCAGCACACTCTAATCAGTTAAGAGATGCCAAAGGGGTCGGCATCAAGTCCCACGATTATCGCATAAGTTACTTATGTAGTATGTGCCACGCAAGAATAGATAATGGTAAAGAGTTAAGCAGAGAAGAACGTATAGAGTTATGGGAAAATGCACACAGAAGAACTATAGGATATTTATTTACTAGCGGACATCTGGAGGTAAAGTAATGGGTAAAGGAAGTTCACAAAGACCTATAAAAGATAAAGAAGTATTTGAATATAACTGGGATAAAATATTCAACAAGAAAAAACGTAGTGATGATGTATCACCACACCTACAAGAATATGAACTTAACAAGTCTACAGGTGAGTTGCAGAAGGTAGACAATGGCGACTAGCCCTACACAATTATCACTAAAAAAATTACGAGAAGAAGGATACACAGTAGCAGTAGTAGAACATTGGAATAGTTTTGCGAGGATACGTCAGGACTTGTTTGGCTTTATAGACTTACTTGCTTTAAAAGGCAAAGAAGTATTAGTAGTTCAAACTACAACAGCAAGCAATATGTCAGCAAGAGTTAAGAAGATAGCAGACCATGAAAATGTAGGTGCAGTTCGTGATGCAGGTTGGACTATTCATGTTCATGGGTGGCATCAAGACGAAAAGAAAAAATGGCATTGTAAAGTTAAGGATGTCAGTTGAGTAATCCATTTAAAATAACAGAACCTACAGTTATTAGTTTTAGTGGGGGTCGCACTTCTGCATATATGTTGTGGAAAGTGTTGCAAGAACATGGGGGGGGGCTTCCTAGTGATGCTATTGTATGTTTTGCCAATACAGGCAAAGAGGAAGAAGCTACATTAAAGTTTGTTAATGATTGTTCTGTAAATTGGAATGTGCCTATTCATTGGTTAGAGTATAGAAGCCTTAAAGAATTTGCAAAAGTAGACTATGCAACTGCTAGTCGTAATGGAGAACCTTTTGAGGCTGTCATTAAAGACCGTAAAATGCTTCCTAATGTTAGGGCTAGGTTTTGCACAGAAGAATTAAAAGTTAGAACTATACATAGATACCTTTTAACTTTAGGATGGACTGACAGATTAAATATGATTGGTATTAGGGCTGACGAAGGTCGTAGAGCAGCTAAAATGAAGTCAAGAGGAAAAGGCGAAGAACCCATAATGCCTTTATATATTGCTCAAATATCTAAACCAGAAGTATTAGAGTTTTGGGATAATAATACATTTGATTTAGACTTGCCTATTATTGATGGAGAAACAATAGGTGGCAATTGTGATTTATGTTTTTTAAAGTCATTACCAAAAATATTAACTTTGATTCAACAAAAGCCAGACAGGGCTACATGGTGGGCAAAACAAGAAGAATATGCAAAGTCAGTTACAGATGGTGATGGAAACAAATTTAGAATTGATAGACCAAAATATGCAGATATTCATAACTTTGTAGACAAACAAGAAAATATGTTTGATGATTCAATAGAATGTTTTTGTGGAGATTAATTGATAACAACAGATAGGTTACTTGCAATACTAGATGACTGGTCTTTATGGATGCACACATCTAATCATAAGCTATCTTATCCTAGTAAGTCATTAGGCATGGTATCAGGTGGCGAGTCTACTACAGATGCTTTTGAAGATATGTGTTCAGCTCAAGACATGACTAACGTCAGAACACTAGATGCGATCATACACAGTCTGCCTAAAGAACAACAAGACGCACTTTACTGTAGATACTTAAAAGCTAGGAAGCCACTAGCGTATGAATACAAATTAGAGATGGCAATGGATAATCTTTTAGTAATTGGAGGAAAGCGTATCAATGCTTAAAGCGTTTGACAGAATCCATTTTCATGGTATAATCGTTGGTGATGGGATAATTACGCCCACTCATTTAGTAATCTCCAATTTGCCCTACTTGAATAGGGCTTTTTTTTATGGTCAATGTTTGTGAACAATGCGGTGAAGCATACGACTCAACCGGTTATCCTGTTTGCCAAAATTGTCAG